ATGGGAAATCTTTCTTAACTATTTCCATATTAAAATATGTTTCAATTAAAGAAAGCAGATTCTTGATTCCTCTTTCTTTAGTTAATTCCTTTTGAGTTTCTGCAGTTGTTCTGTGGAAGTCTTGAACGAACGAAATGTCCTGGGGAGATATCTGGAAGCATGCGCACTTGATAGACAATGTCCATTTTAAGTATTCCATCATCTGCATATCTCTTGAAGACTGAGTCCTCATGGGAATATACTTAGGGTCCTCAGCTCCAGCTAAGAACATCATCCTATTAAGCCCTCGTCCTTGTATTTCATTGTCCCAATTTTTTTCAAATGACGTTTTGTTCTCTGGAGTGAAGTTTTTACCAAGGCTCATTATTGCAGGAGGGACATTAGAATGCTTAAAGAAATCTATGTTGTATTCATCAGCATAAAGTGACGCCGTTATGATATATGCAGCCACTTCTATAGGAGACATGCCATAACCATTCTGCTGAGGATTAGCTACAATGTAAACTATCTCGTCTTTTGTGAACTCTGCTCGTAGTATTCCCTGGTCTTCCCATACATATGCATTTTCTGGAGGAACTGGCAAAGTTCTATCAGGATTCCTATATAGCTTAACATCTTGGCCAGGTACTAAATACATTTCAGCAAGCTCGTCTCTCATATTATAATTCTTTACGATTACACCAGCATCATAAGTAAGGATATCATCTACAAGTAATTCTATAAATGAACGGAAGTTCCTTGTTTCACTATCGTTAGGCTTTTCGAAAATCTGTTTTACTATATGAGCATGTTCCATTGCATCTTGGTTCACCTTGCGCTTTAATGCCTCAAAGTACCATTTCAGCTGGTCCTTCTTTTCCTTCTTGGTAACAGTTTGCATAGATATAATTTTTTCAACATCAGCAGAAGCTCTTGCATACATTTCTTTTGTTACCAATAAAGGATGGAAAACTTCTTTGAACCCCCAAGGATTCATGTTTGCCATTATGTTGTTAAACCATCTGTCAAGTTCAAGCTCAGTCTGTTCAGTATCAGTGACAATGTCCCATTTAGTCTGAGTTATCTGAGCTTTCCTCGTGGCCTTTATAGCCCAAGTAATAGGGTCAGTATTGCTCAACTGCTTTATTGTAAAAGAGTTGACTATAACAGGCTTCAGGACTTTCTTAGAAGGAAGACCTGCCATCCACTGGAAATTACCTTTACGTGGGTCAGCTCCTCTAATCCCTACTGGCCTGTCAATTGCTTTTATAAGTGGGCTTACAATTCTTGAAAGAATTCCCATGCTACCTCCTATTAGCCACCGAGCGCATGCCCTGATGGTTTAATGTTATATGTTGTTTTCTGCCTTGGGTCACTACAACCAATCTTACCTTCAGAGGCAAGCTTCTGTTGTCTCATCCGTTCTCTCAGTTGTTTGCGCCTTAGCTTCCAATTTTTGGGCTTAGCTAAATCTTCTCGAGTAAGCCCTCCTGTCGCCTTATACGGAGGCTCAGCTGGTAAATTCATTGTTCCTCCAGTAGGAGTTCCAGCATAAGGAGAATCATACTTAGTTAAACTTTTTCTAGCTTTTTTATACCAAGCACCATCATCTATAGGTGACTTATATTGAGCTTTTGCCATCTTCACATAAGCACACGACGATGGTAAGAAACTTTTCTGAATCGCTTCTGGGATTGAATGACAACCAACACATTTCGTAAATCTATCTGAATATACTTCGCATCTTGATTTACGCCCTATGAATTTGAGGAACTCACAAGGCTTATCATAATCGATTAGCCATACTCCCTTCTTAAACGACTTCTGAAAACAACATTTGCCGCAATTCGTGCAAAGGTCTTCCCACGACTTAGTGAGTTCAATCTTCATTTGCTTAAGCTCACTTAACGGCATATGCTTTACTTTACCATTATGTATGTAGGTAATCATTTTCATAGTATAATTGCGGACGGGGTAGAGGTTGCCCCTCTATTCAACAATGTTAGTAGCAGAACCTCAATGGTTCATATGCATACCTATTTATGTTTAATCCCCGCCACTTTTTTTAGCTAATTAAAGCTATTCCTATACCAAACAAAAGGCAGTATATTATTGCTCTGCCCAAATTATAAGATTTAGCTTCCCAAAACCCGACTGCTGTTTCAGCAAATCCTATAATGCTAAACGAAACTGAAGCCCAACCGACAATTGCTTTCATTGTCTCTATCATCTTTATTTCTCCCTCTTAAAATTACGCATCCAATGAACAGTGGCCTCTTTCGCCTCTTTAGGAGACAAACCAAAATCTCTCTCAACATAAGGAGCTGCGCCGAACATATTTGTTACACCCGACTGTCTTAAACCATCAAGGTAATTTGATACCTCTGCCTGACTTACATTCCCACTAAACTGCTTATCTGCCCCTGGGACCTTGGTTTCAGGCTCAAGTGCTGCTTTAGGAGCAGTGTGAGGAGGTAGCTTCTCAGGCTCATCTCCAGACTCACCCATGGGTCTGTTTTTCCAATCTTCGTACTTCACTTTTGGTTTTGCGCCGTAAGCACCTGCAACTGCTTCAGCAATCTTGGCTCCAGCGCCCTTATCCCCACCTTTATCTCCACTACCACTTCCAGCGGGATAGCGTCCACTACCAGGTCCGCCTTTTTCTACCCTACCATCATAGGTAAGGTCAGCTATTGGAACTTTAGAGATAGCTGCATCTTCCCATGACACAAAAGCGAATCCGCCTTCGGTATCAAGGACTTTACCTTTGTGTCCTCCTTTAGATACCAATGCTCCCCTTGATATCACAGGAGCGTCGTCGGAAATGGCTTCTGCTTTTAGCAGCATGTCGTGCCTTGTTCCGTTTTTACAAATTGATATTACTTTCATATTACCTCACTTAATACAGGAAATTCTGATACGTTCCTGCATTCCTTTCAACCAAGACTATCGGTTTCGCGTTAAGGTCCGTCAGTGCAACCTTGAAGTAATCTTCGTCTTCAAGCTGGACTTCCGTAAGAGCTGCCGTCCACGCTACATCTTCCACTACCTTTATGCCATCAGGAGTGAATGTCGGCTGAGTTGAATACGAGTTGCTCACCAACCCAATAAGGACATCAGAACCAAGCAAGAATGCCGCACATCCCGCATCCGCCCTGTCTACATTTATCTTGGCTATGATATTCAACGCCGTATCCGCTTCGGCAGTCCCAATGTTTATCTGGTCTCCCGTAGCACCTGAAGCTACAAAGGTATAAGTCTTCGTTCCTATACCTATAGTTTCCGTAGCTACTGGATTCGTGGTCACACTTACGACCATTATCTCCCTTTGGAGGTTAGCACCATCATTTTCCATATTCGTACCAAACTCCATACTGTATCCAGCCTGCGCCAGTATATTCGTCAAAAGCTTTAGCATTTCAATCCCCCTTTTTAATCCTAATACAGGAAGTTCTTGTCTGTCCCTGCATTCCTCTCAACCAAGACTGTAGGCTTAACGTCTCCATCTGTCGCAATGTCTCTCTTCCAATACTCTATATCCTCTAGCTTTGCCTGAGCCAATACCAAAGCCCAGTCGATATCTTTCGTTATGAGCACGCCATCAGGAGTTAACGTAGGAGTTACTCCAACTTCATTTGCAAGCAACGCAATGAGCGTCGTAAGCCCTAAAGAGTTGTATGCTGTGCAAAGAGTCGTCGCCTTGTCTAAGTTTATCCTCTTCAACAAAGCCAACGCCGTCAATCCCTTCAAATCCGTTGAAGGCTCCGTGACAGTAACGGCGCTTATCTCGCCATCAAAGTCAGCCGTGGGGATAAACTGAAGGTAACCATCACCCGTAGCTACTATCGCCTCAACATACGTCCCATCTGCACTTCGAGTTGTCCCAGCCACTCCGCCTATCTTTATTGTAACACTTCCAGCGGTCCTGTTCGTGACCGTAAAAGTCGTGGTATAAGTCAAACCAGCTACCGGCTTCGGAAACCACTCCTGTACCAGCGTTTGTGTGAATGCATCGCCAACCACTGGTACCCCGGCGGTGTGAGTTGCCTTACCGGACGTGATTACCCAGTGCTTATAGTTAATCCAGCTTTCCCCAAGAGCTGCAAAATCTCCGTTCGTAACCAGATTACCTATCTTTATCTGGTCTGCAGCAACTACCGTGTTTTTGAATGTGTATGTCTTGCCGCCAATAACTGCCGTTGTCCCATCTGTCGGCAACGTCACTATCTTAAGAACAGCTATCTTTCTCTGCATATTGGCGCCATCCATCTCGCAGTTGGCTCCAAGGTGAAAACCAGCAAAAGCATCTGCTATTGCCTGACTTGCCGTAAACAACGAATCCGTCTGTAATCTTAACATCGCTATTCCTCCTTGTTGACCTCTTTTATCGGTGGGGAACCAATATCCTCATCCTTCAAAAGAGCACTGCAGATAGTGCACTTCGCTTCTTCGTTACCGTTTTCTTTTCCACACCGTAAACATATTCTCATACCACTACCCTTTTTTCTTCGGCTTCTTATTCTTTGGTATTGAATCCATTATAGCTTTAATGCCACCCTCCTTCATTTCCCTACTCAGATACCCATCAGTTGCTATCGCAATTATGGCATCCTGATGAGTTTTAGGAACGGAAGCCCATGGCACATCTCCCTGTCTCGTATCAGGTGACAACCCAGCTATTCTTTCTTGGATGTTACCAACAGCTTCTTTGTCTCCCCTTCTGTAAGCATCGTTTCGCTCTAGTCTAAGTTCATTTAGTTCCTGCTTGATTTCACGCTCAGTATTAGATGGCTTCCCACTCTTTGGCTCAGTTAAGCCATCAATATGTTCTACATTTTCCCCATATGCTGTACTAACTTCTTGCTCTGTTAAATACTGGCCAGCGGACTTGCCATCCTTATATACCTGATAAGACGTGTTGCCTTTTGAATCAGTGTCTTTATAAGCAACAATTCCCTTGCGTTCACTTGCGTCTTCTTTCCTCCCCCGACCGCGAGCATCCCAACCCGCCTTAGCTCCTTCGCTCGTACCATACTTCTTAAGCTTGTTAAGGTCAGTTACAAGTTTGTCCTTAGGGAAGTC